TCTTCACGCTTTTCCTTGGCATCCTTACGCATGAAATCGGCAATGCGTTGTGCAACCTTCATCACCTCGGCGTAAGTTTCGGTACTTTCAACCGCTTCAAGTAATTCACGTTCTTCATCGGTGAATTGAATATTCATTAACGCACCGACCTTGCAGTGTAGGTTAATTTTGTCAATCAGATTCAATTCATTCAAGTCCAGACCTTCTGTGCCGAAAAAGTCTCGGTCATACAGTTCGCGGTATGCTTTCACGAATGAGTTTTTGAGTCCTGGATATTTGTATTTGATTTTCCGCTCGATGCGGGAGTCTTCTACTACGTTTAGAATAGAAGGTGAGATTTTATCTGCTCGGATTGCATCCATCATCTCCAGTGCAGGAGTATACAAAGCGTGGCCAGTTTCGTGACCCATGAACAGGTCATATAATTCACTGGAAATTTTGTTGTCCAATATCGGTACTGTGAGTACACGAGTTTTCACGTTGAACATAGCGGTAGGAACTTTGCGTTGCTCTACCGTCAAGTTTTCAGTTGCCATTAGTTTGGCTAAAAGGGATTTTGTTTCGATTAGTTGCATACTGTGATTGTACTACAACTAATTCTATCCTACAAACTTATTGTTGTTTTTTTGACACTATCAAGTTACCATTTTCTACACCGAGATTGAGTTCCATGCCTTCGGTGAGTCCTAGTTCTTCAACCATTTCTGGAGGAAACGTCAAAATCACATCTCCTGTGCCATCATTGGTTTCCGTAAACAATTCCTCGTAGGAATACGTCTTACTGATACTGTTCTTTGAGTTTTCGGTAATATTCTTGGTCATCATCATGTCCGGTTTGTGCTGCCCAACGGCGAACAGCTAAATCCAACTCGGTAAAATCATATTTTTGCTCAGTTGGAGCAGTATTTTGCGACATTTTAATCTCCTAGAGCAGCATTTTGCGACAAATTGCGCTTGTGCTTGTTTTTACGACTGTATTTCGCGTCATTTTTGTGAACCTGAACAGGTTTTATCGGTGTACGACACACCGGTCTTTTTAATTCCACTACAAAACTAATTTTTTCTCGCATTTTAACGCCTCATTCTAGAAATATCTACAGCTTCCTCGCTGTTAAACACGGGTACAGCATTTGATTTGTGCAAAGTTGCAATTCCCATCACTTTTGTGCCGGTGTAAACCTTGGGTTCTGCTTTTGTTGCAACACCAAGACCAGTATTCAATGAAGGATGCCTGACGGTTTCACGTCCAGGTGGTGTACTCAATTTGTAATCTAGTGTTTCCACACTTTTACGTTTTGCGTACTCACCAACTTTGTGTTTTCTCAACCACTCCGCGTATTCCTCACGTTCAGCCTTTGGCTTTAGTTTGGTCTTCGACTTCCTAGAACTTGCATAAAACATCATAATATATCTCCACGAATACGTAAATTATACAATATTCGCAGGTTTGTGGCAATACGTGTTGCAGGATTACAACATATCATCCTCGTTATCGTATTCCAACGCGGTTTCTTCTTCGTACTGTTCCAAAATTTCTTCGTAACTCAGTTTTCGCTCTCGGCGACCATCATTACGTTTAACCTTAATTTCATCGTCCTCAAAATCATAACTTTTACGATATTTCGGCGCATAACGCTTAGACACTCAGTTTCTCCTACTTAATGGTCTCAAATTTGATGCCACGGATTTTTAGTTCCGGTCCATCGTGCATGTCATCTTGTGTGACATACGTTATATCGGATAATGGATAACAATACTTAACCAGTTTAAGTAAATTGCACACCGTTCCATCCGAATCATTGAATCTAAAAACTTCATCAACGAAATTCATAGATTCGATAATAGTTCTTCGCTCTTCATAATCTTGGTTTGAACCATCACGACACCACTTCATCCATAAGTCTGAATGAACACCCACAATTAACCAGTGGCCGAGGTGTCGTGCTTTTCTAAGAAACTTTAAATCGTTGTAAGAAATCGGATCAAATTCACCGCATACAACAACAATCTTTTCTCGTTTTATCATGGTAGAAGGTCTGGAAATGCCTCTTTAACGAAATTGTAAGTTAAACCCTTAACATGTTGGTCTTTTTGAAAGATACCCAAAATCACTTCTGCATCACGAGGTTCGATAGACTCTAAGAGTTGAATTAGAATTTCATCGCGGCGGTGTGGATTCAATGCCATTGCTGTCGCATCACCTTCTAAGAACATATACAATCGGCGCAGTTGTGAACCTAGATTGTCATGTGTAATACCAGGTAACATGTCATTTGGCACACGGTAGTTATCAGGCAGTTCTTTAACTGTCCATTGATATTTTGGATGGAACGTCAGTTCAAGTACCTTCACCAATTCTTGTGACAGGTTCTTTTCGATGACCGCCATACGGTCTTTTTTGTTTTTGGCAAGTTCAAACTCATCCCAAATTTCATAGATACTTTTCATTAAAATTCCTCAATGACCTCAATCAGGCCTTTTAGTTTATGTGCAATTAAATAATTCAGAATCTTACCCTTAGCAGGTTTAGTTTCTTCATAACTATTTATGATGGCCTGTTTAATTTCAGGTGGAATGTATGACAGGTCAATCAACGTGCGGTTACGTGCAAAACCAACACGCAAGTCTTCTGATGTGTTATCAGATTCAAAGTCTGTTGCCATCAACTCGGTAATCTTACCTTGTGTAATTGCTTTCTGACGGATATCACGAACGAAACAATCACTTGGTGACAAGATGTTTGGAATGCCGTCACCCTTATCACCACGAATGATTTTCTCTTTCAATTCCATCAAAGGGTCTGCCGCTTTGATAAACTTCTTTTGTGGAGGGTTGTATTGCTTGACTTCGTATTTGCCACCGTTGTAACGTTGTAATTGTGGGAAGTCACCATCACTGGATAGAATCAGGATGTTTTCGTGTGCAATGTGTCGTGGTACCAATGTACCGATAATGTCATCGGCCTCAGCACCTTCAACATCAATGACTTTGTATGGGAAGTTTTCTTTCAGTTCTACCTTGAACTTGGCCATCATGTCGAAAATCATGTGCCAATCCAAATCAGACTTATCACGGGTCTTTTTGCGACCTGCCTTATAGAATGGAAAGACTTCCTTGCGCCAGTATTTGCGGTTGTCTGAACAGAGTACTACTTCGCCGTAATCTTTGCGGAACGTGCGTAGGTGATTGCGGAGGATGTTTAGAACCATGTGTCGAACAAGGTCTTCCTCTAATTTAACTTTCTTTTGGCCAGCAATTTGGGCCATGAGACCAGATAGTAGAACCTGGTTCAAATCGACTAGAATCATAATAAACTTTCAATAGTTAGATACAAAGTGTATCACATTGCTTTAATTCTGTCAAACGTTTCTTGTGCGAATTTCGCAGATGTGGTGGTTTTTCGTGCAAGTACACCAAACCATCCGTTGGGAATCATACGTGAAAGGTATTCTCTCGGTTCGATAAGAATACCATCAAAGAAGTCGTGGTCTTTCGTGCAGGCTTCTACACTTTCATCTTCTTCCATCTTAAAGATGATAATGTGATAGGCATGTCCCATTTCAGAACATCCTACACTTTCACCAGGATCGGCATACTGATAGGCTTCAACTTTGATGCCTTCGTTTCCATCGTCATCCTCGTATGGAAGAAAATCGAGGATGTCAAATGGTTTGTCAAGGGTTTTTAGGTAATCCAACATAATCTTTAATGTGCGACTTTCTTACACGGACCATAATCCATGAGTTGTAGTAGTCATCGCTCTCCAGTGCGCCTTTAATAAATTGTTCTTTGGCTTCAAGATATCCACACTCACCTTTGCTTTTACATAGATGCGTGATTTCTCTCTTGAAGTTATCCTTGCCATGGAGTATAACATCTTTTTTCAATTCTTCGCTAGAACCGTAGTAAGTCTGCCAGTCCGAGGAAACTTTGTAACGTTTCTTCTTACCTTTTACTTGTTTCGTCTTCGAGCTGTAGAAGAATTTCTTACCGATGTATTTCCTGCCGTTGACCAGATTGGTGATTAGGTATACGTAACCGTAATTCTCACCAATCTGTTCTTCGTCAAAGTCTTTGCCGTTATATAACCAGTTCAATCGTCCCATTTTGTGTTGTCATCGAGTTCATCATCCTCTATATATTCTTCGGTAATGTCTTCGATTTCTTCACCACAAAATGGGCAATGTTCTGGCAATTCTTTTGATACTAATTGTTCCACGTAGGCTACCTCAAAACTGGATTCACAATTGAGGCATTCGCCTGTTACGATTTTGGACATGCTTGTTCCTTAATGGGCCCAAACATCACTCCACTTACCTGATGTGGCACCCTTTGCGTAATCAGTTGAACGATTCTCAAAGAAGTTGGTGTGAGTTGGTGCGTTAATCATTTCCTCAACCCAAGGGAGAGGATTACGTTTGACCTTAAAGATACCTTTGAGGCCAAGCGAGATTAGACGGCGGT